TTACCACAGCATGGCGACCTAGGTCTAGCAAGATCTTCTGAAGAAATGCTACGGCCTCCCGGTGCTGTGCCTCTGTGAACTGCCTACCTTCTACTTTGATCTTCAACCTATGCGGTCCTCTTCTGCTAGCATTCGCTCACGTTGTGCTGTGTTTAGGACGTCCAAGGCGCACAGTAAGACGTCACTGTCGTCTGAGGATAGGCTAGGTTCAGTCTCTTTAAACTCAAGTAGCAGCATGAATAGGTCTAGGACCTCGACTCTTGTCAGTCTGTGTTTCATTGTGTAGTCTCCAGTTTTATAATGATTTCTTTTGCGTCTCTTGGTGTGATCTTGTCACCTGTTTTGACATAGTAGCCATCTGCTGCTGCCTGTTCGATGGCAGAGTATGCACTAGGTGCGCGATAGGTTCCTTTGTTAGCCCAACTTAGGCCATCGTTAGGCAACCAGTCGGCTTTAGGTACACTAGCCCAAATTGTGTAAAACTGTAGTTTCATAGGATGAATACCTCGACTAGGATGATGGTTCCAAAGATAGCACAGGAGCCTAGGAAAGACAATAGGGCATCGAGTGCTACTGTTTTATAGAGTTTAGATCGTGTCATGTTATGCTACTCCCTCAAGTAGTGCTTTTAACTCTTGGGCAGCCCGTGAAGACCCCTCAAGTGCGTACATTATAGCTTCGTCTTGTGTTAGGTTTCCAGTCCCGTCAGGCCCCAAACAAGTCATACGGTAGAAATCTTCCCAAGCATCGCCTACTTTGTCATGGTACACAAAACTAGACCTTTTATCCCATGCCACACAAAAGGTTTTTTCCCCAAGTTTTATATGAATATACAAAGGCTCTACACCTTCTTCAGTATCGCATCCTAAATAACTGAACATCGTGTATTTGCCGTCTTTTGTTTTTTGTGTCATTTCCATGTTACGCTACCTCCTGAAGGTTTATTAATTTTAACATCTTTTTACCGTGTGCTGGATATGCTACCACAGATATATCACGATTCCAACATGCTCTACAGGGTCCGCATTTGCCTTCCCTAGTGCTTGACTCGCACACTTGCAATCCTTGTTGCTTCCAGTCAATGCTAGGCACTATCGTGCTGCTATTGCGTCCTGATACCGTCTCACCCGTCACACTGTCGCTCGAGTAGCGTACTACTACGTTCGGCAATGCTTCCATCTCTGCAAAGACACTGTGAAACTTTGTAAACTTGTGCATCCTTGTGGGTAACCAATGCTTGACCCATGGCGTGGCCTCCATCACCTCGAGGATCTTACGCGCAAGTTTTACACTGTAGACGTCGCCAGAGTCAAACCAGCGGAAGTATCTGTCATTGTCTAATTCTGCAACCATGTCAGCAACCCACGAATCACGCTTCCAGTCTTGCTGATTATGTTCTCGTGGTGCTTTGACGTTAGGGAAACGATAATTGCCTTGCGTGGCATAGCATCCTTCGCATGCTGGCACGAGTTTGCCGTTGTCGCCAATGCTACCGGCGCAAGTAGTGAGTGCTTGAAGTGACCACGATCTACAAGGCATCTTGCCAGCTTTAGAAAGTCTGATTGTCATTCTGTGTTTTCCTTGTGTTGTTTATCTATTAATACCCTAACCAGCTCAAAACGTCAATACCTAGGTACTCGTCTTTTTTGCCTATTTCTTCAAAGAAGTCTGCTGGATCTAAACCATGGGCCTTGATTTCTGCTATGGCTTCGCCTTTGGTGACTGTTGCTTCAATTGCGTCATCGTATGACATTGTTTCACCTCGTGTTGTTAGTTGATGTGCCTATAGTATCATGGGTTTTGATGTTGTCAAGCATTATTTTAATTTTATTTTACTTTTTTTCTTGTGCTGTGCCTCGTGTTGTGACTTGACCTCAAAGGCTACTACATAAGCCCCCACACTCGTGAAAACTCGTGCTGATTCTCGTGTTGCAACCTATGCAATTCCCGTGCCAACTTTAGGCGTGGCCTCGTGTTGCAGCTCGTGTTGATTCTCGTGTCGCATCCCGTGTTGCAACCCGTGGCCAGCCTCAAAAGTTATCCACAGGTTATGCACAGGTTGTCCACAGAAGGACACCGGGGGAGGGGGTCAACGCATGTCGTCGGTGGTGGTTCCTACCTAAGCACAAAATAGGTGAAAATTAGGAATATTACACCGTGTTTCAACGACTGTAACTACTTGATTCAACACGTAGTTGTTACTCGTGCCGCCCAAAGGTAAAAATAGCTTGACTTATGTGAAGACTTATGTTATACTATAGTTGTAATTAGGGACAATTTGTGTTATGACCACTGAAATTAAAAAAAGAGGTCGTGGCAGACCCCGGAAGTCAGAAGTAGCTGCTGTAAAACCCGGTAACAAGGGTAAAGTAGGCAGACCAAAGGGTGACGCTGCTATAATCAACGAGTACAAAGCTCGTATGTTGGCTTCACCGAAGTCAAAGAAAGTCCTTGAGACTATTTTTGATGCTGCACTTGACAACGACCATAAGAATCAGGCTTCTGCTTGGAAGCTAATTATGGACCGTATGTTGCCAGTAGGTGCATTTGAGAAGGAAGTAGTGAAGGACGGTGGTAGAAACGCCATACAGATCAACATAACAGGTGTTGGTGCTGTAGACGTAAGCGACCCTAGTGACGTAATCGAAGGAGAAGTAGTTGATGAGTCTTGAGTTTTTTACACTGGAAGAGTTCAACTGCAGAGTCACTGGTGACAACAAGATGGAACCAGAGTTCCTACAGAAGCTTGATCGTTTACGTGGTGAGTGTGGGTTCCCGTTTGTCATAACAAGCGGTTATAGACACCCCATTGAACATCCTATAGAGGCTAACAAGGAAGTTCCGGGGACCCATGCTCAGGGCATTGCTGCAGACATCCAAGTCAGCTTTGGCGGTCATCGCTTCATTATTGTACAAAAGGCACTTGCTCTTGGCTTCACGGGCATAGGCATTGCTAAGACCTTTGTCCATGTGGACACACGAGGCACAACTCCAGTTATGTGGCTCTACTAATGTTTTTCACACAACATAAAACACTGACTAACGATGCTGAGACAACAGTTCTCACTATCCCCAATGGTTTTACTTTACACATCAATTATATCTTTGTGGCTAACCACGGCGGCAGCACTAACAGCATAGATCTTTGGTGGGAAAACAGTGCCGGTGTAGACCAAATGTACTTCTTTGACGGCACAAGCATCAACTCAGGAAACAAAGAAATCTTAGGTGGTCAGTCGGAAACTCCTATATTTGTTTTACATCAGGGAGAAGTAGTAAAGGCAAAGGCCGCATCTTCGGGTGACATAGAAATAGCCTTTACTTTTAACCTAGTAAATCAACCGTCTTTCTTGAACAACTACAACTAATAGATGGCAACTGATCTTGACATCCAGTTACTGCCTTGGCAGCAGGAAGTGTGGGCTGACGATGCTAGATTTAAGATAGTAGCAGCAGGTAGACGTACAGGTAAGTCAAGGCTTGCTGCTTGGCTGCTAATTGTTAATGCTTTGCAGACTGAACGTGGACAGGTGTTCTACGTAGCTCCAACACAGGGTCAAGCCAGAGACATCATGTGGCAGACTCTGTTGGAACTAGGTCACCCTGTAATCTCAGGCAGCCACATTAACAACCTGCAGATCAAGCTGGTCAACGGAGCCACCATTAGCCTCAAGGGTGCCGACAGACCAGAGACTATGCGTGGTGTGTCACTGAAGTTCCTAGTGTTGGACGAGTATGCAGACATGAAGCCTGACGTATTCGAGCAGATCTTAAGACCAGCACTGGCTGACCAGAAGGGCTGCGCTATGTTCATAGGTACGCCTATGGGTCGCAACCATTTCTACGAGTTGTACAAGTACGCAGACTTAGGTGACGACGAGACTTACAAAGCATGGCACTTTACTTCTTATGACAACCCGTTGCTTGACCCGGAAGAAATCGACATTGCTAAGAAGTCTATGTCAAGCTATGCGTTTCGTCAGGAGTTTATGGCGTCATTTGAAGCTCGTGGGTCAGAAATGTTTAAAGAGGACTGGGTAAAGTTCGACGACGAAGGTATTGACGAAGGAGACTACTACATTGCAGTTGACTTGGCAGGTTTTGAAGAAGTCAACAAGAAGCGTACTAAAAATGCTAAACTGGACGAAACAGCCATTGCCGTGGTCAAGGTTAATCCTAATGGTTGGTACGTTGACAATATTATTTACGGGAGATGGAGCCTTGACGAGACAGCAGCCAAAATATTTCAGGCTGTTAGAGACTACAGGCCCGTTAGCGTTGGTATCGAAAGAGGCATAGCAAAGCAAGCAGTAATGTCTCCTCTAACGGACTTACAGAGGCGCTACGGGACGTTCTTTAGGGTTGAAGAGTTGACCCACGGTAACAAGAAGAAGACTGACAGGGTAATGTGGGCGTTACAGGGCAGGTTTGAGAATGGCTTTGTGACACTCAACAGAGGCGAGTGGAACTCTAGGTTCTTGGACCAGCTATTTCAGTTCCCGGACCCACTAACTCACGACGACTTGGTTGACGCTTTAGCTTACATAGATCAACTGGCAAACGTAGCGTACGACTATGACTACGAAATAGACAACCATGAAATTTTAGACGTAGTAGCAGGATACTAACATGCCTAAAAAGAAACAACCAGAGTTTGTAGATAGGATCAATAATCCTGATAAGTACCCGTACATTAAAAACAAAGACGGCTCTGTGTCTACTCACCGCATGGCAGCAGAGGTAGATGAAAAAGGGAACTGGATTGTTTTCCCTACTATCCAATTTGACGGTAAGAAACTAGTTCAGTTTAAAAACAGCCAAAAAGCTATG